CCATCTCATCTAGTGTCAATCCCATTTGTTTGGCTCGAAGAACATACAGAGCCGTGTTCATTTCTCTGTCTATTCTTCGCCCTCTTTTTTTGGGTTTGATGTGCTCTTCTTCGTTCCGTAATATGCTGATATGATATCGCCCCAGATATGAAGCGAATTGCTTGAGTCAAACTGTTCAATCCATGCAAAGAATGATTCTTCATTAAGCTTGTTCATGTCTGCCCCTGTCGCACTCATATTCATGATATAAGCGAGTTTATCAATGCAAGTGAAGTCCGCATCGTCTCCAACGCTCTGATCGCTCATATTGACCAATTTGGAGATATCTTTCATTAATTCTCTGCCGGTCAATTGTCTGTATCTGTATTGAGTCATACCATTGCTGACAAATTCAAATTCTTTTTCTGTCTCGTCAGCCATTTTCATATTAAGTTTTGTATACATTTAGAATCCTCTCTATAAAACAAAAAGGGGATAAGCCAATATAACCTATCCCCTGTCTTCTTGTGATTTGTTTCTTATGTCGGCTGGTAAACAGCTGTGTTCCATGTTGCGTATGTCGCAGCGGATGCGCCATCGTTAAGGCATTTACCCTTGACAATATTTGCATCAAGTGACACATTGTAAACGCTCGCACAAGACAGATTCAATGTCTCTGTCTGAACTTCTGTCGAATCTTCTTTTGTTGCTCCAGCAATTGTCGGTCTTGTTGCCGTGCAATTATACATAACGTGTCTTGTTGCCTTGCTATCGCCTTCGAACTGGAAGAGCAATGCAAAAGGCTGTGTCGGAGCTTCTGTCACTTCCACAAGAACGCTGTTGTCATCCTCAACCTCGCCAAGAATGTCTTTTCTGAATGAATCGGGAATCAGAGCGATTTCCAGATCTCCTTCATATCCGCTGTTATTATTAACAATATAATATTTGATATTGTCAGCATAAAACGGACTTAATTCACCCTGCGGATCAAGCGACAAATTAACAGCACCTTTTATTGCAACAGGAGTGTCGTAAGTTGCTGCCCCTGTTGATGGATCAATTGTGGCTTTTGCGTAATATACATTACTTAAGCCGTACTTAACTTTATTTGCCATGATTGTCACCTCATATCAATGTGATTTCATACGTGATCTCGTAGACCTCTTCCGAATCAATGTATGCTTCAGATTTATTCCACGGAATCTTCGCTGTGTTCAGAGCCGATTCAATAGCCGACTCCGATGATGTATCTTTATTTTTTGAGTACAAACAAATATTTATATCTTCAACAACATGGAATGTCTGATTGTCTCCGAATTGATTATTCGTGCCTTGCGAATAGTAAACTATAAAAGGCAAAGCCGGAGCTGCGTCTTTCGGGAACATTCGATATGCTACTTTGTCTTTGAATCCTTGAATTGAATCCAAGAGCTGAAATAATTCATCCATAACTTTCAATCGCTTTCGTTATCTCTTCAATCACGGTCTTTTCTGCTTTGTCGGCAGCAGGTTTGATGTGCGGAATACCCGAAACAAATCCACCGCCTACCTTTGCATGACCATTCTCCAGAAGGTGAGTCAATTGATATTTCTGATTGTATACGGTCAATTTGTTTCCATTAATGCCGTTCTTCTCAACTTTCTGCTTCCATCCCTTTGAATATTCGCCTGTTAGCTTTGGAGATGTCTGCTTCAATTGCTTGACAGTTTCTTTGCCAACTTTCGGAAGTGTTTCTTGCAAAGCTTCATCCACTTCCTTGACATATAATGTTAATCTGTCATTGACCGCTTTTTGTAAATCAATCATTTAATCACCTACACGCTTTTGTGTATAAAGTTCGATTCTGCCATCCTTGCGTCTGTATGTCCTATAAACCGAATAAACATTTGAGCCGTATCGCAGATTCTCTTGCCCTTCGTATTCTGTCAGCCATACAACAAATTTGAATTCCGGCTTCAAGCCTTTTTCTCCAGCATCAAAAAACTCTGTCTGACTCACACTTTCAACAAGTGCAAAAACTTCCGTCTCTGATACTGTCTCGACTCTCTGACCGATTGAATCAACTGTGTATGCAATTGTCTGAAGATAAATCTTTTCAGCAATGTTCATATCGTCACCATGTTGTGTAATTTGTTGCCATGCTCAACTGTGCCTTCTGCTCATCATATACTTTCTTGAACTTATCGCTTCTGCTCTCTTCTCCATGCATCAACTCAAAGTTATACGCACAAAAAGCAATGATTGCCCTAGAAACAAGAGCGTCTGTTGGTTCTGTCGTGACAACTGTTTCGTTATCGACTCCGGCAATGTTTAAATCAACTACCGCTGCCGATATCAATTCGGTCAATTCAGTATCGAAAGTATTTGATGTGATTAAAAGCGCAAGTTTTACTTTGTCGAGCATTTCTTTGTCCTCTTTGTGTTTTTGGTCGGCTTTTTCTCTTCTTCGGCTTTCGCTTCTGCTATCTCTTCCGCCAACCCAAGTTTGATAGCCTTTGATGCACGATCATCGGGAAGATCTATAATCTCCCCGACAGCGTACATCTTGTGTAATATCTTATAGTCTGCGAAAGTCCGAACAACTTTCAACTTCATACAACTTATACTCCAGCAGGCTTTGTGATAAGAGCGAATGCTTTATCAGCAATAGGAGCTGTTGCAGCATAAAGCTTACCAAGAACCTCAACAAGATCTTCTTTCTTTCTTGTCAGCTCATCGAATGTGTACTCGATAGACTCACCGTTCGGGAAGTTTGCAATTGCACCTTCGCCAAAGTCTCCAACGATTGCATAAACATCATCTTCTGATGCATCTGCATATGCAGGAAGGCTATTGTTGAAGTGAACATCGAATCCCTCAAAAGGATCTACATTGAAGCCGTTTGCATACTGTGCTGCCTTGAATACAGACCATGTCTGCTTATTCATAACAACAACAGGATTTGTTGCTTCGTCAGAAAGATTTCCAAGAGCTGCTGCAACTGTTCCAACAGCAGGAGCTGCCTTCACAATGTTTGCAGAAACGCTTGTTGCTGTTGCTGTCTGGGGAAGCTGTGCGATCAAACCGATAAGAGTATCAGCAAGCTTCTTGATTATTCTGTAAGCGATCTCATCATAGATGTAACGAACGAATGCTTCACCTCTCATGCTCATAACTTCGTCAGAGAAGCTCTTCCACTTCTTAACGTATGCAGGAACAAGAGTTACAATGCCTTCATTAAGCTCTTCTTCTGAAACAGCTCCGCTACCTTCTGTATGAATAACAGCATCGTCACCGCTTATTTCGAAGTTAACCTTTAAGTTGCCCTTAAGTTCTACTTTCTGAACAAGGCTCATGATCTCGTTACGATCCCAAGCTGTCTTGATGATGTCATAGACAAAATCGGGAACAGCGATCTCACCGTTAATTCCAGTTGTGTCTGTTAAGAGTGCTGTCTTTGCTCTCATTTCATCAGCGTTGCCTGTCTTAAGGTAATCTGCATATGCGTCAATGTATTCTTTTGAATTTCTTACTTCTGCGATGTCTTTCTTCATCTCTCTTTTCTCCTCTGTTGGAGCAACTTCAACAACTGTTCCTGCTCCTTCTGCTACTGCTTTTCTGATCTCAACTTTCTTTGCTTCAGCCTGTTTTCTTGACTCAAGCTCTTCATTGATACTTCTCATTTCTGCTTCAAGAGCATCAAGATCTGCACCTTCGTTGTCAAGCTCGGCAACGATTGTATTCTTTCTCTCTTCAAGCTGTTCAATGTTCATGTCTTTTAATTCCATGATTCTTATCTCCTTAATTTAGATTTCCGCAAGTATGCGGATGCGCTGTTTCTTCTTTCTCACTTCTTCAGCTTTTAAGAACTCCTCTTTAAGTTCTGCGATCACTCCGTCACACCAACTTCTTGCTGAAATCTCCGTTCCATCATTTGCCGGAATGCTAACAGCTGAAACATCCCAAAGCTTTTTAATTCCTGTGATGGTACGTGTTATCGTTCTGACTTTGTTTTCATCGTCTCTCTCTTCCGTTCTGGAATCTTTAGAAACTGTAAAGCCAAAACTCATGCGGTTTGTATATCCGCCTTTTATCTCTTCGTACAGACCTCTTCCGATTTCTGTTCCGCCAAGATTCGCCCTAACAAATAAGCCGTGTTCGTCAGTATTGAGCAACAATGTATTATTGCTTGTTCTGGCAAAAACACGACCTTCATGATTGTATTGCATTATGACATCAGACATATCTGTTTCTTTGAATGCATCGGGATCTATTACTTCTACAAAGTGTACTCTGTAACCATCCCAATCATCCCATTGCATAAGCTCATATGGCTCATTGAATGTCGTTGCATAACCTTCAGCAATCATCTCATCAGAACCGTTTTCATTTGTTCTGACTTCGAAGCTATTCATATAACGATACATCCTGCCTTCTGTTAATTTCTCCTCGATTGTTTTACTCATCGCTGCTCTCCTCATTTATCTTCTCGTTTGCATTCCAGTATTCACCACGAATGATATATGCTTGACCTTCACCGTTCGGAAGTGGCGGAAGGTTCCAAATCTCACGAACTTCATCACGGTTCATAATTCCTCTATCTGCAAGTTGACTTGATACATTCAACTTATCAGCATTTGTCATGTACTGAAGCCTATTAGATGTCAGCATGACTTTGTTTTTGAAGCTCTGTTCTGTCAATGTAAACAGCATCTTTGTAACCACTTCAGAAAACTGAATTGCAAACGGCTCAATTGCTCCTTCATAAAATGCTGACCATGCATCGCCATAGGCTTTATTCTGAAGAATGTCATCATTAACCATGAAATGATCGTAAACACCTTCCTTGATTTGTTTCATCTGATCGGCATCAACAATAAACGGCTGTGACTTCACCTGATTGATTTCGGAATAGGTATTCGGAAATAAGAGAATGCCACGGGCTTCCGCATCCTTGCTGAAGTTTTCATCGCTGAATCTCTTGCGCTCTTTTTTCAGATCCTCTGTCTTACTGAAATTATTAACCTTCGCCCAGAAGCGATATGTCGCAGCAGACTTAACACCTTCCTCAATGCCTTGATTCTGAATGTGAATCAAATCAAGTGTCGGTTCAAGTGATATATTGTTTTCTCCAAAGAAATCTGACTTATATTGATACTTTGTCATGATTCCGCAATATTCCAACTCAATGGCAGCTTTGCCATTCTGTCTGAAATCATAAACAATATAAGGTTTGCCACCGTATTGACGAATTTCACACTTATCTGGAAGTACGCAATATATTCCGCTCGGTTCTCCGTACATGTCATAAACAGGAACGATAAGAGCCGTGTTATGCACATCTAGAATTGTCGAAAGTCTATAAAGGAACTGTGACCAACTCTGAAATGCATTTGGAGCTTTTTGGAGTTTGTTCTGCAATGCTGGCCTTCCTGATCCTTGGATTTCAAACTTCAATTTGCTTATGTGAGTTGCTCTTGCGTTTATCGCATCTCTGATTAACTCTTGTTCATAGATCGAACCGCCCCAAGTTGTAAACCTCGGAGTGTAACCGTTCAACATTTTGAACTGTGTTTCCTGTTTTGATGTGACCTTTGGTCTGTTTTTGAATATTGCGTCAAATAATCCCATGACTTCTATTCCTCATTTTTTAATCTATCGCTTAACTCATTCCAATACTTCTGACGAACACAAAATGCGTCAGCCAATGCTGCAACACCATCTATGTGACTTGAAGCATTTAACTTATCCAATTTTCCTCTTCCACGTTCAACACTCATCTTAATTGCAGAATTGAGCAAATGAACTTTCAACAGATCGTTGTCTCCGATATGAACAATGCCATCCCTGAACAACCCTTCCATTTCTTGAAGGACTCCCCAAAGATTGTCTCCCTGAAATACATCATCTGTTTGGAATCCATAGGCTTTTAAATCTTGTATCAAGTATTGAGCGGAATATCTATCATATCCGACCATCAACGGAAGAATTTCATAATCTTCAACCAATGAGCTTAACCAATTGAAGCAATCGTGATGGTCAATGAAGTTGTCACCACTCGGCTCAAGCAATCCACGCTGAATATATATGTTGTATGGCAAACCATCTCTTTGACTCGCTTCGTCAATCTTTTCATTCGGCAGCCAAAACTTACTGAAGACATACAATTGACCGTCTTTCTGAATAATCACACAAGCAGATGTTAAGTCTATTGTCTGTGACAGATCTAGACCGGCAACGCAATATGATCCTCTAAAATCTTCAAGCTCAAGATGCTCCCCGCACATTCTTTGAACTACTGATGCAGGAAGCCATGCAAGAGAACTGTTCTGCTTGATGTTGCAATACTTGCACATGAACTCTGCTTTCTTTGAAAGAGAACCTTCTGCAATAGCAATCTCTTCAAGCATGAAATCAATAGAAACGCTAACACCCAAATTGGGAAGGCTTTTCTGTAATTCCTGAATGTCATTCCATTTCTCGACATCATCTATCATGTATAAAAAAGGCAAGAGCTTTCGTTCTTTGCTCTCGCCTAATAAAAATCTTGTGGATCTCTTTATGATCTCATCATAGATTGAATCATTAACATAGCCGGAAGTGGTACACGACAAAAGAATAGGCTCTTCACGTGCCCCCATACCACTTTTAAAAACTTCATATTGCTTTAATCCTTCATCGCCCTTCCATGCTGCAATTTCATCACAAATGCAAAGGCTAGGATTAAAACCATCGGAACTCTTAACAGCAAAAGCAACCTTTTTGACTTGGCTGTTTGTCCCTTGTATATACAAATCAGATTGACGCAACTTTGGAAGCATCGAATCATCTTTGACTTTCTTGTTGTGTGCATCACGCTCTGATAGATCCTCTTTCATCTGTTGATATTCAGGATCAAGAGCGACCATCTGCCAGATATTACTATAAATGATTGATGCTTGATCTAATTTCGGAGCAATGTTGTATATCTTTGTTCCGAATCCGCCATCAACCATCCAAACGTATTTTGCAATCGCAGAAGCAAGCAGAGACTTGCCGTTTTTTCTTCCAACTACAAGAACAACTTCTCTGAACTGTCTCAAGCCATCTTTATCAACAATTCCGAACAAACAAGAGATAAACGCTTTCTGCCACAACTCCAACTTTAAATATCCAGGTGCAAGCTTGCCTTCAGTATGAAAACAATGCTCTTCTATCCACTCAATAGCACGATTTGCTTTCTTTTTATCAAAAAAGAACTCCTTTTTCTCCAATCCGTTGACAATATACTCCATTAAAAGCATGATCCACTTGCCAACAACAATCGTGCCATCTTTAATTTTCTGATAGTATTCATAAATAAAGTTATCTTTTTTCATCTCTTCGATGTTCGTGTTATTTTCTCGTCTCTCTCGCAAATTTCGACAAAAGAG